CTTGCTGGGCGTTGCTGACGTTCTCGGAGACGACATACGCTTGTATCGGTCCCTCTTGTCCTGCGCCTTCGCCCAAGAATCCGAGGTCGAGTTGTGGGGCTTGGGTTTGGCCGCCGGACGGGATGGCTCCGCCGCCTCCGCCCCCTCCGCTTGGTGGCGGTGGTGGTGTGGAGGTGCCCCCTTGGTATTTGCTTTTGGCAATGGTGGCAATTTGAGCCGCACCAAATGCCGCCGCGATGCCCGCTTGGACAAACGGATAACCCGGGAAGAAACCTGTAATGGGTGAACTCTGGGCAGTCTTGAAGGCGTTTTGTACGGCCTCCACACTTGAGATGGTGGTTTGAGCCAAAGACAGTGCCTTTTGAATCTTGAAGTTTCGGCGGGCCTGTTTTTCGTTCTGCGTCCCAAAGGCTTGTTGTAGGGCTTGGATAGCGTTGAATGCGTTTTGGAAAGCACCGACCACCTCTTGGGCTGACACCTTCTCACGCTCCACCCTCTCCTCGGCGTACTTCTCCTCAATCTGGGCTTTCGCCTCTTCGAATTCTTTTGTGAGTTGTTCTTCGCCTTCGCCAAACTCACGAGCCAATGCCAACTTCGCCTCGTAATCTTCCCGGAGTTTGATGAGTTCCAACTCCTTCTCGGTGGCCAGCGCCTCAGCGAGTTCCTTGCGGCGTTCGAGTTCAGCTTGTTGGCGCTCAATCTCTGCGTCTTCTTCGGCTTGTCTTTGTGCTTCGGCTTCCGCGTTGAGGGCAAAGAGAGAGTTTTGGAGTTCCGTTTGAAGGGTCAAACTTGCGGTCCGGGCGTCCGCCGCCGCTATCTCCGCATCGGCTACGGCCTGCAACCTTTCATCCGTGGCGCCTTGCAACTCAATCTCACGACGCAGGAGCTCGGCACGTTGTTCTGCGATGCGTACGTTTTCGTCGGCGATTTGCTTGTCAATGGCTGCTGCCTTCTCCGCTGCCGCGATTCGTTCCTCAATGGACAAGCGGGCGTCGTCACGTTGGCGCTTGAGTTCCTCTACCTCGGCTCGGCTTTGTGCGGTCGTCACGGCCAAGTCCCTCTCGGCATCGCTCAACGCTTGCAGTTGCTTCTCCAAGGCCGTTGCTGCACTGACTGCCGTTGCCGTCTCTGTAGCGTACTCTACAACGGCGGCGGTGGCATCGGCCAGCTTATCCGAAAACCCTTCGACGCCAAGGGCGACCTTTGCTACGGCATCGGTGGCCACCTTACCCGCCTCGGCAAACTTCAACTCGAAGGCAAGAGAAAACGCCTTGGCCAAGTTGGGAAGTAGCTCAATGAGCCCCACGATGCGGTTGGTGATGTTCTCAACGATGAGGTCTTTAAGGTCGAGAAGGGCTTGCTTGGGGTTGCTGAATGCCTCGAAGAGGTTTTGCCCCAAGCTGATGGCGAAGTCGACGATGTCGTTGATGACAACACCAATGGCAGACAGGGCCACCCCAAAGGCGTCCGCGACTTGCTTGTTTTCCAAGAACGCCTCGATGATGGGGTTGAGCACCCGGAGAACGAGAGCAAACAAACCCGTCGCCTTAATCGCGTCACCCAGCGCCTTGAATCCTGTCACCCCTCCACTTGTCGCCGTCTTCAGTCCATCGCCCGTGTCTTTGGCCGCGTCTCCGATTTCTTCAGTCGCCTCGGCTGCTCTCTTGGCTGCGTTGCCCGCGTCGATGAACTCTTCGGTCATGTCCTCAATGGCACCGACGAGCTTGTCTATCTTTTGGGAGAGTGCAACAACGGACGAGTCTACATTGCCCGTCTCGGCGTTGAACTCGAAGATGACTTCCTGTTTGCTTATAGCCATGACACCACGAGGTAAAGGAGTGCAACGGAGACCCCGGCAAACGCGATCAAGTACGCGCCAGCGAGGAAGTAGTCAAGAGGGACGAGCCACCACGGAAGTGGCTTCCTCACCTTCTCCATTTGTAGGAGCATGATGGCCGAGGTGATATGCTGAGGGTCTTTCATTTAGATGTCAAGTTGTTGGGTGTTCACATGGCAACGTTGGTCCCCTGTGACTCGATTGATTCGCCAGTCGTAGCCGTACAAGACGCAGCACGCCTCCGAGCCGTAGTCAATGGACGAGTTGTTGAAGGTCACGATGTCCGAATTATTCAACAGGCCCGTGGGAGTATCGGCGCACACCTCGATGTCGTCCAACTTCCGGATGAGTTCGACTTGTGCCGTACCCGGTGCGTTCGCGTCGTAGCTAATGGAGAGGATGCGGTAGTAGGTGTCTTTGATATAGATTTTGTCGTTGAACGACCACCCCTGCAAGTCGGCCTCGGTGAGGTTCATATTGCAGGACAAAACGCGGGCCTCGGTTGAGTAGAGTTCCAACACGTAGGTGGCCCAAAATCGGAAGTACAAGGTCTGCGACGGTTGGGCCGAAATTGGGTACATGGCTTGTTCCATCCCGTAGTTGAGGTCCTTGTCTCCCGGGTCGGGTTGGGGGACGTTGTAGTTGGACATGGTCGGGATTTGCGTCATTGTAAACTGCGTGCCCGACTCGTTCAAGATGTCCAAACTTCCAAAGGTGTCACCGAGCCCGGCGTAGTAGGCAATTCTTGGAGCTGGGTCTTTGATGGCCTTTCCGTCTTGTGTGATGAGTCGAAGAATAGGCGTCGGTGAGTTGGGCACCAAACTCAAGAGGTACGGGGCGAACTTGGTCTTCACCTCATTTGTTCCCGTGGCAAACTCGTTGCCCGTGTCCGTGACCTCATATTGGCCGTAGACGCGAGCCAAAGAGTCCTCTACGGTCTTCGTCACAAAGTCCTTGCCGCTTGAGTACGTCCAACGATATTGAGCCGCTTGGAGGTCCGTGGTCGGTTTGATGACAACGTCTTTGCCATAGTCCACCTTCGAGCTCCAGTCCTTCGTGTCGCCGGAGGACATGTAGTCCTCAAACGTCTCGATGTGGAAGTGTCCGGGCTTGAGCTCGTCGGGGATGAAGACGAGGTTGTAGAGTTTCTGCAAAGACGTGAGGTAGTCGAATTGCAGCATCTTCGGGGCGCTTGCCGCTACGTTGACCTCGTACCCTCCCAAAGGAGAAACCGCCGCCACCTCGAAAGATGTCCGGCGTCCTGAGGAGAAGTTGTTGTTTGCTTCAAGGGTCAGGGTTGCGCCGGCCTCCCTGTTTTGGATTTCGAGGTACACGACGTCGTTGGCATTGAGAACGACCGGGCCGCTATATCCACCATTCGCCGGGCTGTATTCTGTCCGCCAGTCCCAACGGATAGAATCAAAAAAGTCTTGCTCCCAAAGGTTGTAATTGGCTCCCCCTGACGCCGGGTCTACAACAACCCGCGCGGTCCAATCCCTGTTCTGAAAGGTTCCATTGTGGTCTACGTCGACAAGTGCGTACACGTTGTAGAGGCCATTTTCCGGGACCGTGTATTTGTTGGACGGGTTGTCCCAGTTGCCGCCTTGGTCATAGCAATTGACCCCGTTGTCTACGAGGTCCACAATGGCCGTTGTGCTTGCCGCGATGGTTTGGTCACTTGCAAGGGTCGTCCGTGCGCTTTCGAGAAATTGGTCGTTTGATTCGACCACGGTTGACCCGTTCGCGTACATGACAAATTGGTCGTCAAAGTCACTGCCTTCGAGGTACGTGCTTTCGTATGTCAACCCGGCCTCGCTGAAGATTTTGTCGAGCAATGCTTTTGCCTTTACGAACAAAGTCAGTTGAGGCAAAGACAAGGGGCTGTCCTCAGTGCCAAAAGTGTCGGCGGTCCAGTTCTGCCCAGTGTCGACAATTCCGTAGATGTAGTCTTCCGTCCCAAGCCAAGACAACTGAACGTTGGTGAGGGTGAGGTCGTGGTTGAGTGAGTTCAAATTCAGGTCAGAGAGATACAACCCTTCGAGCTCGCTTTTGAAGTCCACGGCGCTACTAAAGAAAACCAACTCGACCTCGGGGTATGTCTCCTTGGTCAGGTAGACCGCCTTCACCTGCACGAACCCGTCGAGGATGGGGTAGGTATCGGACAAGAGTTGGGCCGACAAACGCTGCCTCAAGTCCAACCCTCCGACCTCCGTCACTTGATCGAGGTGGCCAAAGATGTCGACGTTGTTTTGAGTCAACGGAACCCGGAAGGACTGCGAGTAGCTCGCCAACGGGTTGTTGATTTTCTCGACGTCGGAGAACTGGAACTTGAGATTGACGGGTGCGTTCTCGTAGAGTTCGACGTCCTTGTTGTTTATGACGAGTCTCAGCATCGGATGTCTTGGGCGATTTCAACCGTGAGGGACACGTTATAGAACTGCGACCCGGCGGGCTGAATGGTGAGGGAGTTGGTCTTGACGGTGACGGGCTTCCATACGTCCTCGTCCATGCGTCTAATTTGCACGAGGCGAGACTTCATCAGAGAGTCCAAGAGGGCGCGTTCATTCACGTCAAAGAAGTTCTCTTGGAGGGTGTATTGCTCCTTGCCTGTTTTGGCGAAGGTGTCGTACTGACTGCCGGCGGGATCAAAGGAGAACGTCGCCTCGCCGTATGTGCCAATGGTCTTGCGGTAGGTCTTGCCTTCGACGCTGATTTGTTTGGGCGCTCGTGAGTCGAAACGGAGGTATTCCCACCCGCCCTTGGTGTTCAACCAAGCTACCTGTGTCGCCGTGTTGCGGCACCCTCTCGTGTCGTCAAAGACCACGCGGTAGGCGTTGCCGACTTGTCCCACTGGGGCGTCGGTTCGGTACAAGTAGAAGTCGATGTAGTCCGTCTCTTCCAACGTGAAGGGGACGCTTAAATACTGGGCCTCCAGATTAGGTCCTCCGACGGGGATTTGCAGGAGCATCTCCGTCACGTCGGTTCCGGTAGCCATAAGACCTACGGTGCCATTATAAGACGAGCCCGAATAAGGTACAAAGGTTCCTCGCAAAACGTACGATCCGGTCCTTGCCTCTCCGATGTCGTCACCGTCGATGAAGCTCACCACCAACTCTTCGTCACGGCGGGCGCGGTGTGTGATGACGTTCGAGACCACGGGGCGTTCAGTCAAGAACCCAACGGCGTTGCCCCATAGGTAGTCGTTGAAACTGGGATGGAGGCCGTCGGCTATTTGTTGCGTGCCGTTGGTCACAATTACCTCCTCGGTGTCGTCCACGCTGCCTTCGGTGCCGTTGTTGTATCGTGCGACCTGCACTTGAAACCGCTGCATGGTGAGGCCGTCCATTGCGTCGGCCAAAGTCGCCGTCTTGTGGACAACGGTACTTCCCGCCTTCAAAGGGTATTCCAAGATACTCTCGGCAATGGGTGAGAGGTCAAAGAAGGCCACCCCTTCCGTGTTGGGCGTGAGGTAGAATTTGGCCACTTGAACGGGCGTGCCACCGGTGTACACGTTGGAACGTTTGACGATTACCACGTACCTATCCGGCGTAGTGCTCGTGTCGTCAATGGAGAAAATGAGCGGCTGCCCTGCGGGTCTGACGTCAAAGCCGGGGTCGTCAAAGATTCTTGCGGCCATTTTATTTGAGTTTCACGGTGATGTTTCCCGTCTTGAAGGAGAGGGAGGAGAGGAGGTCTTTGACAAGGGCTTCGCCCATCTTGTCGGTGAATTGTGGCACGATGCTTTCGAGGGCCACGGAGTAGTATTTGAGGCCGTGGATTCCGTTTCGCTTGATGCTTCGCGCAATCATGTACGCGGCGCTGGCCACACGGTCGCCACCCCTTGGCCCAACCTTGGCAATGAACTTGCCGCTCTTGTCGCGGGGCTTGATGCCTTTTGCCCGCATCCATTCTTTGATGGCGGGAACGGGGAGCTTGGTTTCGTTCTTGTATGAGAAGGGGGCGTTGCGGTTCCGTCTGGTTCCGTTCACGCCCCAATGGATGAAGGCGGCATAGGGGAGTGGCGAACCGAACTCCACCTTGCCGTCTCCTATTTTGTATTCGAGCGACTTCTGCAAGGAGCGCGACGCGACACCATAAGACCGGTTCTTGCCAATCTTACGGGAGCCGAGAGTTCGCTTGGCTGCAAGGTTTACCTCTTCGGCAAACTCCTTGAGCACCTTGTCGAAGTCGTCGGTCTTCACTTGCTCTTGCCGAATACGATGGCGTTCACGATGCGGCGGAGGACGTCCACGATCTTGTCGTCTTCAGTCGATTCGGTGAGGCCGGTGATAGTACCAGCGAGGGCGATAACGGCGAGGGCGATTTCTGCCCAGTGTTCTGTGAAAAATTCCATTATTTGGAGGTTTTAGGTGTGTCGTTTTTGATTTGGTCCACGTCGGTCTTGACGTCGGTCATGTCGGTTTGTAGGGCTTTGATTTCCGCGAGTCGAGCGTTGACGAAGTCGACGAGCCGCTCGAACATGGCGAGCTGTTCCTTTCCTGTCGTTGACGCCTTCTCTGCGTCGGTCCATTCGAATTGTTCAGGCATGGTTAACTGTGATTGTGCATTGAGCGTTTCGATATGAGACCGGGCCTCCTGCAAGTACTGCGAGGTTGAATTGGAACGCATTAGCCAGCGCCACGTTTTCCACGACAACGTCTTCTTCTACGATGGAGATGGTGTTATAGGTTCCGTCTGCCGTTATGACACTTCCAACGTTGGTGAAGTAGGCAAACCATCCCACCTTACTTGCCATAAATACCGTAGCCAGCGTCCCAATGGGTGCGCTACATTCAATCGAGAAGTCGAGGGAGACCGTTGAGCCCGGTGTAACGGGTAGAGAAGTGATGGGCGCGGCGTTTGCTTCAATTGCAACACCCATGACCAACCCCGCTCTCATGGTAGGCGTGAAAGTCAAACTACCGTCAGAGACCCGGCCCCACCTTAGGCTTATGGTTGGGTCACTCGTTGAACCTGAATTGGTCGTAGAAAGACTGAGCGTCGACACCTGCCCGGAGGAGGTAGGGTAGCCCGCTTCAAAGTCGTCCGTGACGTCGTTGTAGACGAGAGTTTCCCCATTGTTGGGTGCGGTCGTAGGTAGGCCATACGCGCTCTCCGTGGTGTTCGTAGCCGAGCCGATGAAGAACTTTCCGTCGGGAAGGTTGGGCACGTCGTTTGCCCGGCCGATGCACGACACCTTGAGACCTTGGCAAATGGTGCCGTTGGTCTTGAGCACAATGCCCACGTTTTGAATTAGGTTCGTGCCCGTGGGTTTGTCTTTGGTCAAGCCGCCCCCTGCATCCACGTAGAGAACGTCGTTCTCTTCGAGTCCTGTGAACCCTGAGAGGTTGGTGTTGTACGTTCCCGTCATGATGGAGAACCCGTCCTTGCCGCTTCCGGTGGTTGTGAGCTCGGTTTCTGCGATGCCGATAGAGGGCATCTTTGCCGGGTCGCTTGCATCGGCGATGCCAACCAAGATGCGCTCACTGCCTCCGATTTCGCCACGCGAATACAACGGAGTTCCTGCGGCGATGGTGGCGCCTTCGTCATTCCTCACGGGGAAGTGTACTTTCTCGGCGGTGTCTGCGTCACCTCCACCTCCAAAGGTCAACGTAATTTCCCCGTTCCCGTCGTCGGTCAAACTGCCATTGGGGACGTTGATGGTGGCCACGCTCAACACGTCGGGCGATCCGTCCAGTTCACGCACCCGGAGAAGGCCCCGCGCCTTGAATGCGGGCGTATCGCTTCCCTCTGGTTCAACGCCTGTCAAGGGAGCGTTGCACGAGTCGTAGGTGTAGGGGACCGAGATAGCGATGTCAAGCAAGCACCCGGCAAGGGCGTTGCTCTGCGACTCCTCCAAAGGTGTCACCGAGGCGTTGACGAGGTCGTAGTGGAACCCAAATTGGAAGATGTTTCCTCCGTTCTGGATGTCGGCCAAGATGTCCTCGGCCACCTGCTCGGCGTTGGAGATGTTCTCCTTTTGGTATTCCACCTTGTCGGCCTTCGAGGGAGGCAGGGACAAGATGTAGACTTCGAGGTTGTAGGTCTTGGCCTTTGGTGAGTTGTAGTCCCCACCCGTGTACACCAAGTGAAGAAGCGGGTACTGCTCGAACTTCTCCAGGTCCACGTCCGAGGGCGAGCCATACGAGAACGTCTTGATGAAGAAGTGGTCGTCGCAGAACTCCTGAAACTTGGAGACGATATTGTTGAATGTGATCATGCGATG